CCCAACTGTTGGAGGTCAAGGCGGCATTCTTCGATTATGTCAGTCAGTTCCGCGTCAACGTCCGTGTCGGTGTTGCGCCGCACAGCCCTGCGGATTTTGGCCAAATATGCAGCAGATACCGCCATTAAAAACCCTCCTTAGATGAAGAATAGCAATTCGAGTTTCTTTGTTCCGTCGAGGTTACCGTTCGGGTTATACACATTTTTTTCGATTTCGTCAGCGTCAACGGTAATTGTTCCTGCAGTAAACTGCATCGCTCCGTCAAACTTTTCAAGAACGAACGGCTTTTCGCTGAACTTGAACGGCAATCCGATGACCTCATTCCATCCAACATTGAACGCCGGGTCTCCGTCGGCCTGTGCGCTGAAGACGATTTTCGTGACGGTCTTAAACGCTTTCGCCGTTGTCAGAGCAGTCGAGAGATTCTCCGTGAATGTCAGCGTTTCAGAAATTGTATCGCCGGCAATATTGGTGCCGGTGATAACGCAGGTCGAAGCCGCGGTTACCTCTCCGGCATCAGCAGCCTTTACTTGCACTGTGATCTGCCGCGCGCAAGGCGGCTGCGCAAGAAACGGAACCTGTTCTGTGGGTAATTCGGTTGGGTCCGTCGTGCTGGTTTCGGCCTCTGCCAGAATACCATCTGCGTCAAGGTCTGCCATTTCTTCCGCTGTGAAGGAGAGTACACCGGCCTTTAATTCCGGCATACTTTTCCCGTCAAGGTCGGTAGGCAGCATGCCTAAAAATCTTCCCATGTTAAATCCTCCTTACTTTCCGGCGGTCAGGGTTTTGGCGCACTTTACAAAAGCCTCATCAATCGCGATGTCGCAGTCAAAAATAGCCGTTCCGCGATAATCAATGCTGTTGTAGAGGAACCCGGATTCGGTCGAGCGGTCAACCGTGATGTTCTGTGACAGGTTTCCGACCACTTTTTTGAAGTCTCCGAAGAAGATGTCGCCCGAAGCAACATTGTCATCAAGCAGAATCGGATAGCCGAGAAGTCTCTGATAGTCATCAGTCAGAATCTTAAACTTGTTGTTGTCCTGAGCTGCAACAATGCCACCCCAAAAGTCGGTGCTGTTCATCAGCCACTTAGCGTTGCGATGATAGCCACCTTTGAGGTAGGAAACCAGCTCGACAAGTTCAGCGGCAGTCGGGTATTTCGCGCCGGTAGGAATAACGGCGTTGCTGGTATCATTCCAAGTTGCAGCATAGTCAATGCCCTTCGGTTCGGAACTGCCGCTGCCGTAGATGATGTACTCGCCAATCTTAGCTGCAATGTTCTCGCCGAGGATGTCAACCAGCCAGCTCTCAAAAGCGTTAATCGCCATAGCCTGCACCGTCTTGGAGATGCGAAGTACCTTGACGATTTCGTATCCTGCAAGGGTGACGGAAAGCATAGTGTCAGCGGCGGGAGAGATCAGGTCATTCTCCGCGTGTTTCGCAGCGGGGTTGTTAGTGCCCTCAATCGCGAAGGTCACATTGCCCGGGACCTGCAACAGAGTGATCTCGCTCATAAGCGGAGCATACTGTTTCAGCTTGTTGAAGATGCGCTCCTGCGTCATGGTCGGAATTACGCCGGATACATCGGTCGAAGCCATTTCATTGGCTCTCTTTTCAAGGTCGGTTAGGGGCTTATTCTGCAATCCCTTGAGGAACGCGCTTCTATACTCTTCGGTCGCGCGGATATCTTCAGGCCTCATGTTCTCAAAATCCATAGGTTTATCTTCCTTTCTTGTGTCAATGATTTTGGGCGTAATAATACCGCTCTGAATGTTCAGGGCGGTTTGTTTGCGCTGTTCAAGGGCTTCCAGTTCGGCTTTTCTTGCCAGCAATTCTTTCTTTTCGTCTGCGGCTTTATTGACAGCCTCCGCGTCAGTAGCCGCTCTTACCTCGTCATCAAGTTCCGCAAGTCTCGCGGTTATCTGTTCAAGGGTCATTTCCTCGATATTCATTTAATCCCTCCGTAGTTGTATTTAGCCTTTGCCAATTCAAGAGCCGCCCGTGCCTCCGCACGTTCCTTTTCAGCCTCCGCTTCAAAGAATGACCGCGCTTGAATTGATGTTTGATCATAAGCGGGTATATCAACAGCGGCAACGTCATAGAGCCGCTTGATACCTGTTATACGCCGTGTATGCGTGTCCTTGTTGTATTCCTCTGCGTTCACGGTAAACGCAAAAGACATTTTGTCAATGTAACCGCCCTTGATTTCCTCATACAGTCTGCGGCCTTCTTCCGTACCGCTTAAATCTGCGGATATAAAAAGCCCGACATCATCTGTTCGGAGTTCAAGGGTTTTATTTTTTGTTCGTGCTACGGGCTTGCCGCTGTGATTGAAATTGAGTACAACATCTTGCATCTGCGTACCGTTAAATGCGTTGCGGTCAATAACTTCCTTGTATTGGATGCCGTCATACTCGTACATCACGGCTTCGCTATCAAAAACCGCCGCATAGCCCTCAACGCGCATTTCATTTTCATTTGCTCGGACCTCAAACGCTCTATACTGCCTATCCTTCGTTATCATCGTTTGCCTCCGTTTCTTCTCCCATCTGCGGATTCTGCCAACTCATCGGCTTGTCACCCCATTCAACAGGAGCAAGGTTAAGCACTTCTCTGACTTCGTTTGGTGTCATAATTGCCCTGTCAACAAAAGCGGTCAGCGCCAGCTTGTTTGCCGTGCTCATATATTGCATTTTGTTGCTTTCAAAAATAATCTCATTCTCAAAGCCACGTTCGCGGTCTGTGAAAATCTTGTTTGTCAGTTCCAAACCAAGCGCAATCAACACCGGCTCAATTTTCGCCTCATAGAATGCGTCCCAAGCATCCCCGGACAGCTTCGACAAAACCGCATCCTCATTTACGCCAAAATACCTATAAATGTTATTGCGGAGCTCCTCGACGTTTTTGTAATTAGCAATCGCCGGTTTGATTTCAATCGGCTCAAAAGACTGCGTAGCATCAAGCATAGCAATGCCTGAGCTATTAGCCAGCCCCATGTAATCCTCGACAAAACGGTCTTTTTGCTTTTTCGCATCTTCCGGACTTAACATAGCTTTTGTGGTCTTGAGTATGCCTCTAAGGTTTGCCGTTGATTTAATGGCATTAGCCATGCCCTCGTTGGTAGTGTTCAATAGGTCAAGGCTTGTCAGAATTGCGCCGTTTGAATCGCCCCAAATATCTGAGGTATTGTAATCCTTGCGGAGCACGGCTAAATCTTCCCACGAGTGCGTCATTACCACGCCGGACGGGAATCGAAATGTAATATATAACCCGCCAGACGCTTCAACCGCTTCTAATTGAGCGGTCGGCATGGGATATAATCCGACGCATTTTCCAAATTCGTCTCGCATGATATAAATGAACACCACGTTATTGATTTCTAGTAATGTCCGCACCTTATACAAAAAGTCTTTACCGTTCATGTAGAGGTTTGGCCGATACTGAATCATGCGTTGGATCTTTCTGTCACCCGGACCGCCATCCCGCAGGACCTTGACATTCGCCTTGCTTGTATGCTCGGCCAGCGTCCTGATGCACGCCCGCACCACCTCATTGGCATAAATGTCAGACCCGAATGCGGAGAATGTGGCATTGTAGGTGCCGATTTCCCGCCAACCGGAGGTGATATACTTTTTGATGCCGCCGAAAATCGCCTTGATTGCATTTCTGAATTTCAAATCATCACCCCTAACGTAAATAGCGCATATATTCATCTTCTTTGTCACAGTAGCCAACCCAAGCGTTGAGCAAGCTAACCATGCCATCAATGCGTTTTGTTGCTCCAGTCTTAACCGGTTGGATTGAATTGATACCGTCGCGGTTTAGCGTTTTAACGCCCGTATTCAAAAAGCACCAGCGCAACATAGGGTTGTTGTTGGATATAACCTTGTGATCTTCCAGTGCTGCGCCCATGCGCTTCATCGGGTATGTGAACGTGTACGCACCTTGAGCAATCTTAACCATTTCAAACCCATACTCCGCCATTTCGTTTTGCCAGTATCCGGCCAAAGCTCTGTCGTAGCAAATCCAGAGTGGACGGATATCGTGCTGTTCGACCATATCAATAAACCACTGCGTCACAGCATGATAATCAACCGCCGCACCCTCGCAGATATGAAGCCATCCCTGCTCAGCCCATAGTTTATACGGAGCTTCTCGCTTGCTCCCGCTTTCAACATCATCCACGCGGGATTGTGGCAGGAAGTATTTTTGCAGAACGTAATAATTATCATCGTCTGGCTTTTTTATCAGCAACGATGCGCAGGTGAGGTCTGTTGTGCTGGATAAGTCACAGCCGCCTATTGCGTAACTATGTTCCAAATACTCCATCGGTACGACCGTTTCATTCACGGCGGCCTCGTAAGCCAGCCATGCGGCATTGCTGTTTTCGGGCAGGTTAAAATCCTTGGTGAGCAATGTCGGCAGGAAAGTTGGGTCACGCTTCGCCTTCTCCACATTATCCGCAAGCGTAGACATTGATTTGATTTTTCCGAGTCCGGGATTCGCTTTGCCCCAACATTCCGGCTTCGCCCATTCTTCCCGCTCGTCCAGTTCATACAGGAGCGGCAACAGTCGGTAATCTTCAAAACCTTGTTCCCACAATGCAACCTTTGAGCAGTAGTTATATTTGTCGTCGAAGAACATTTCGCGAACATAACCGTTTGTTGAGATAAGCCACGCCAAAGGCTGTTCTCTCGCCGCTTGGGACTGAACCATTACATCGTAGACTTTAGAGTCTCGCGCTTCGTGAAACTCGTCCAAGCTGAACCAGCTAGCGTTTAGACCGTCCATCGTTTTTGTGTC